CCGACTTCCGGTATATCCAGTTCAAACAAATACGACCTCTCAAGTGCGATTGTGCAAGTTCCGGCAGAACTTAGGACTTCCGGGCTCACTGTTAGCTTCCAGAATGAGTCCGGAGATACGGAGAAATGGGAGTTCAGCGGCGGTTCCTGGGCGGTTAGTGGTTTTTCGCAGGTCGGGGTAAATAAAATAAAAAAGTTAGATAATCAGGTGTTTGATTTAGAAACAGGGAAAATAAGTACAGACGGCACTTATGACAAGAAAAGAGTCTTAGAACCTTCTGCATCATCTGAATGGCAAACTTTTGATAACCCTTTCCCGGATAATATAGATTGTGATATTAATGTAAATAACCCTAATGGACAAACTATATTTATAGCATTCTCGTCTGTTGCACCATATCTAGGTCAGCAATATTTTTATGCTGATTTGGCAATAAAAGGATTGGTGCATACAACCATTACAAGACAAGGTAAAACTCCTTCAAGAACAGAATATCCATATATCCTTGTTAAAACAGCAGATGATGCTGATATAAAAATTACAATCGCTGCTGGAGAAGATAAGAATATTTTCAATGATATAGCCAAAGTTTCTGAAGATGCTAAATCAGATATAGATGCCCAGAATCAAGTTATATCAGACATACAAGATGTTTTAGGCGGTAAAGAAACGAAGGTTGATATACAATCATTTAAAATGACATTTCAGTCAGTAGAGAATGTTTTTGCGGAGAATGATATTTTGACTGTTAATTATAATAAAACTCAGGCTGCTTGGACTGAAGTGTATTTCAGTAAGGCAAGTGATAATAATACAGAAGGTACGCAGGAGATATATAGAAGTAATAAGATTGAGTCTGGATATAAACAAGTTGTCGCTCCTTCAGTATCTGAATATCCTTATATAATTTATAAGAGTTACGATTTACAGGCAACTATATCTTTGTCAAGTGTAACTCCAACATTAGATGAAAAAGTTGAAGAGAATGCTGAAAAACTGAAATCTTTAGAAAACGCAGACACTCATATTCCGACATTGCAAGAAACCGCGTCAGTTAGTATAATGTTAGATTATATTGACGCTTTTTTCGCTTGGTGCGATGTGGCTAATCCAATGGGTATTCCTCTTACTTGTTGTATGAATGCTTTTATACTCAAGAATAGAACTCCACAAGAGAAAGAGAAATTTAAGTTATTAATGCAAAAAGGAAATGGTTTCATAGCTCACGGATGGAATCCGCATAAAGGAAGTAATAACTTCAGCGATACCGAATTTGAAGATACAATAAAATCAGCCAAAGAATATTTTGTCTCGCAAGGTTTGAAAACAGAAGGGTGGTGTCCTCCAGAAAATTACTCTGATGTCCACAGTACTATAATTTTATCTAAGTATTATAATTTTTCGATTGGAACAACAGGGCAAAGATATTTCAGCGGAGAAGCAAGATTTATAACTGCAAGCACTAATAGATGGTATATACCAAGACATGGATTGGATAATACTGAAAGTCTGGAGTATGCTTTAACTTTATTAGAGGAAGCGGTAAAGAACAAAAAACATCTTGCTTTATATGCTCATGATACAGCTAATACAGGAGATAGAGATAGACTTTTAAATGTCATCAAAGATTATGTAGATAAAAGTCAGCTTGTAGTTGTTGATGCTAATACTCAATATACATCTTTGCTAAAAACATGGAGGAATAATATATCTGTAAATAAGCCTGTATTTCCATTTGTCGGCAGTTCTTATTTTGATAATGGGGTGAAAGTGTGTACTTATTATGGAACAAGAGAGAGAGTAAAAATATCCTTTGAAGGAACAGCAGCCAACGGCGTTATTACTTTAAAAGAATACACTACTACGTTGTTTAGGAGCGAAAACATTGACAATGAAGTTGAGGGAACTTCATATTCTAATAAACCTTGGAGTGTGAATACAACTGATGGTATGTCTATACAGGATATATGTACTGCACTTGCATCAATACATCTTACTTGCCATACAATTATTAACATGGGAGAATACTTAATAGTGGAAAGTGACATTCCAAGGAAATGGACTAATACAATATCAGTTTCAGAAAATACAAGTGAATTGGAAGTTAATATTGAGATGTTGGAGGATGGTGTTAATTCTACGTATCAATAGCCGATGTGTTAATCTATTAAAAATGCCATTTTATGCAATAACTTCCATTTTTTTGTGTATATTGAGAAGGCATAATTTATGAATTAATAAACGGAGGAATTGGTATGGAAACAAACGGTGCTTTTAGCGTGTATGCGTTTTGGGGAGGTATATTTTCATCTGTCTTGCTTTTGGTAATAAATGATTTTTATAAATCTTGGAAAAGAATCAGGGAAAAGAGAAATGAACAACTTGAGGTTCATAGGGAATATATAAGAAAAATGCTTTTATCTGTAAAATCTCTTATAATTCGTTTAGAACATATACAAAAAAAAGATAAGATAGAGGTGGATATGTCTCGTATGAGGAATCTTCTAGAATGGTATACAAAAGACGGATATTATATTTCATCTACAGTATATTTAATAGCTCATGTGTCTTGTATTACAAATAATTATAAAAAGATACCTCTTTCCATTGATAGGAATGTGTCAAAGATTTCAGAAGAGTTACAGTCCAAATTAGATAAATATAATACTATTATTTCTACTGACAGTTGCCTTTGGTATCATTATCATGTGGCTCTCGGGAATAGCTTAAATGATAATAATAATAATATAATGACCTTTTATGATTTTGTCAGAAAAATCTGTCAAGATGAATTATATTTCCAGTTTGTTAATCAGGCTTATCATTTTGTAAAGAGTTTGACTGATGATAAACATAAGCAATTCTTGAAAGGGTGGTTGCAAAATTTACATGAAATAGAAGAATATATTATTAAATCGTCTTTGACACCAATTTCTTCAGATATTGTATCTAAATAAGTTGAAATCTAAATCTCAAACCTGCTAAAGCTTACCATCGGATATATGGCAGGATAAAAGTCACTAAGGCGGTAGAGAGACACTCTCCGCCTTTCGTTTTATATCTATAAAATTCCAACCTCTGCCATTCTATCAAAAATAAAATGCGCTTTCAAATTATATCCAATATCATTAAAATGGATTCCATCCGAAAGAAATACAGGAGGACACTGCCCCTTTGCTATAGCGGTCGTATCATCTTCTGTCGGTTCATAATCATCAGTTAATAGACCTAACTGTTTGGCATATTCAATGCCATGCTCATTAAGCAATCTTCGTAAATTCAAAAATTTAACACCAAATTCTTTGACAAAAGCGGATTCTTGCTCCACCCTGTCTGATAAGGTTGATTTATATTCAGCATGGGTATTTTCATCAGTTACATAATGACAACCTATTACAATATAATTAGGAGTACTATAGTAATTGACACAGGCTCTAACCTGAGCTAAATAATCTGAAGTGTCATCGTAACAGCCGTTTGCTCCAACTTCAAAGATAGCAGCATACGGTTGTGAAAATTCCTTACTCATATTGCATATAATTGGTGTTCCAGATTTAATCGTTTTTTCTGTTCCACTTTCTTTTCGTTTAAAACTAAATACGTTTGCAGAAACAAAACTTAACTCACCTTCCACACCGCCTATATAACATGGATTTATTCTTATATTGTTAAAATCTGGTACCGTATGTCCTTGAAAAGTAAATGTTTTATCAGGAAACCTTTCATAAATTCCACCCCATGCACTCTTAAATAAAACAGTTACTGATTCTTGGTTGCTTGCAGGGATAGTTATATCATCTTTTATCAGCATCGGAATTGAACCTTGTCTTGCTGCAATTGCAGCTATTGTTTCTCCACCTACACCACAATTTGTGAATTTCACATCTGTGATACCTTTTTCTTCACAAAGTTGTTGTAATCTTGCTGGATAAGTTTTATTGAAATAATCTCCAGAACCTGCACCCATCGTTAAAGAGTTACCAACGCAAGGTATCTGTTTTATAGCCGTTTCTCCTTCAATTCCTTCTTTTAGTTTTATTATTTCTTTATCGGTGTAATCTTTAGCAGCACGTTGTATGTCCGTATTTATAACGTAGGCTTCATATTCCCCTAAATCATCATCTTCACTATCAACGATACAAATCATCAAGTCATTGGGAAATCCTAAATTTCTCTCTCCAACCGGCTTAGTTGCGTCCCATGCATCTGTATTGAGAACGTAAATATTCATCCTCAAATAAGATGCTTTTTCATTATCAACCGTGTACGATTGACCGTTATGTTTATCCAGCAAATTATCATTCTCGTCAAAAAGAAAGAAATTATTCCAATATGTTGATGGGAAATTAGTCTGGTTATATTTAATAATTTGCCCGTTTTTTACAGGCATACGACCTGTTATAGAAACAAATTCTTGTATAGTAATATCCCCATTATCTGCTATATACTTTCCAATAACACAATTAACGTCGTAGGAATTGAATAGATTTTTCCCGACCTTCTTCTGTATATAATTTTCGGATAAATCCTTTGATACCCCATTTACTTCTTCTTCAATCAAATCTGTTTGTTCGTTTATTTTCAAGAATGATTGAATGTTAGGGCTATATTGAGAATTTAAAACATTATTCAGCAGGTACACATTATTGACAGGCAAAGATTCTATTAGTCTTGCGATTTCATAATCATATATGATTACATAAGCCAACAGACCTGATTGATTCATTTCTGTAAACTTTATTACTTCATTATACACCAATCCTTGATTGTTGATTACCTGACCAATAAATTTATTCACAGAAGAATCTGCGTTGTAAAGTGCTATCTGCGTTAGTTTACCATTGCTTGAAGCAAGTTGAAATCTAACTTTCGTTGCATCCGTGACTCCTTTTGCAATATATAATTCTAAGCAATCGTTGATATTGCTATTATTACAGACTTTTCCGCTAAACTCTAATTCTTTTATCTTTGCAGATCCGGTTTGAGAAAACCCGCCAACCGCCCAGGAACTTCCGCTGAACTCCCATTTTTCTGTATTCCCATCTGAATTCAGGAAGCTAACGGTAAGTCCACCCGTCCTAAGTTCTGCCGGAACTTGCACAATCGCACTTGAGAGGTCGTATTTGTTTGAACTGGATATACCGGAAGTCGGATGATTTATTGATACGTTATACTCACTTGTTCGGTTGTTGATTGTTGTCTTGTCATAGTAATCCTGTTCGAGCTTGTTTATGTGTTCCAGCATTGCCGTGCCTACACGGGTGGCTGTGTTCTGTTTGTTTGTTTTTTCGTCGCGGATCTGGATGGCCAGTTGCTTTAATTCTTCGAATGTTTTTGTTGCCATAATTCTTAGTTTTTTACGAAGTAAACTTACCGAGTTAGATTTCAAAAAGACATTGTTTTATTTACGTTTGTGCGTTCCGTATAAACGTGATTTGAGAGTAGTGCTGCGCTTGTGGTTTGCTTCCTCGATTTTATCGACAAGCAAACCGCAGAACTCTTCGCCGTACATGTAGGCCATCTGTTCCTTCAGTACCATGATGGATGCAAAGTAGGGCCGGGAAAACCATTCTCGAGGTTTACGCGGATTGCCGGATGTATAGTATCCACCGGGCTTAGGACCTACTTTGCGAGGCACATTTAGCCCGTGTTCTTCACGATAAACCGGGTTTAATATCTCTAAGTCACCGCCGTTACCTTTGGTATATCCGTTGCCGACACCCATGTCCTGGTATATGCCGTACTCCAGAAACTTGTGCTGGATGGTGGATACCGAGTCGGTGGCAGATATGACGTTATCACGTATCTGCTGGTGAAGTGAGTAGGTATTAATGACGTGCAGCCTCTCAATCTTTTCACGCCAGATATTCACCATCATTTCTGCCCAGGCTTCCTGATATTTTCTGCGGTCTTCATCGGTAGCTGCCGGTCTGTTTGTGTCTGTATTAGCCATCCCACTCGTCCTCCTTATAACATAAGTCAGTTGGTTCCGTCAGCTCTACCATGAAGTACAGTCCGGTGCATCCGGAAATGAAATACTCCCCCAGTTCACGGGCGTAGATTTTGGAGACATTCAGGAAGGATAAATCCAGGTCTTCGTAGATGTATTTGTCACGGATCATGCGGGAATGGAACTGTCGGAAGAGCTGCCGGCAGATGTCCAGCTTTGCCGCACGTTCGGTCATGTCGTCGTAGCGGTAACGAATCAGGAGGAATACTGTGAAGGTGCGCTTCTTGAACCAGCCGCCTCCGATTTGCTCGGTGGCTGCGTCGTTGGTATCGTCGACACAGACGAAAGCAGACTGTTTCCGGAAATTGTCGAGTACATCCTGGATTGAATTGATACCGCTGCAGGAACATGGAAAGAATGAGTTGGCTTTGGCCAGCTTGTTCTTCTCGGTCAGTTCTTTAAAATAGGCGTGGCTGTCAAAGAATTTACTTGTGTCCATTTTGTTTTGATTTTAGAATTTGAATATCGTGTGCTTTGGCATCCAGCTCGGTCAGGGCCCGCCAGCAGTCCATCTGCAGGACTTCCTTTTCTTTTGTCACGTCACCGCCGGTCAGTGCCCGGATCTGGGCGTTCATCGCGCCCATCAGGTCGGGCAGTTCCGGCTGATCAGCGTCGGTCCTCTGGTGGAACGGCTGAAAGAAATGGGGAAAAAGGGAGGCGAAGTACAGTTTGATGCTTCCCCACCAGAGGAATACGGAAACCAGTTCGTATTCCTTGATGCGGGAAAAGGCGGCTTTCAGTGAACCTCTGACACCCGGCTTCTTCTTGTAAAGGAAACCATATAGGGCTTTAAGCTGGGATACGTCCTGCGAATACAGGTAGCCCTGATAGTGGTTTTCACAACAAAGGTAATCTTCGAAACTCAGGCCGTGCAGCATTGCATCGATGGCATACCGACTGCCTATCCTGTCCAGCCGGACGGGATAAGCGTTGGGTTCGGAGATGAAATCAATCTGTCGGAGGAAACTGCGCACCTGCCAGTCCTGAAGGATGAACCTTAGTTTCTTGCGCCAGTTCAGGCGGAACATGCAGAGCCATCCTCCTTTCACTCGCTTCCGGACACTGATTCTGGTGAAGCGCATGAAGACGTAAGTCTTAGCCTTGACCGGAGAAAACAGGGTGATGACCAGGAACACGTACCGAAGCTGCTTCTGGTTGAGCTGCTGCCAGGATGTGGGGAACCGGAAGTCGAGTATTCTACCCCCAAAAGTATGTGGAATCATCTTTTTCATTCTGATAAGTCTGGAAATGTTTGACTTTGTAGGCCTCGGAGTCCTTGTAGCTGGTGAATACCTCTACTTTGGATTCCGCGTAGTTCTCGATGCGTTCCATCATGCTCTTTGCTGCCGGCCAGTTCTTTGCGATGCAGAAGCCAATGAACTTGCACATGTAGTCGGCCATGGCAGACTCTTCTTTGGTGAACGCATTGTGTCGGGCCTGTTCGAGGATGTGGTCGAAGAACTCGGCCGACACGTGCTGCCGTATCTTTTCTTCTGCCTGGTACATCTTTGTCCGGAACTCGAGCAGTTTGGAACGGTGTACGTTTGCTGAAGGAAAATCAACGTACATTTTCAGTTGTTTGGCTGTATACATTAGGTTCGGGATGTTGATACGGGCCTGTGCCGTATCTGCCCAGCTGGTACCGACCAGCAGCTCCAGGCATCGGTCGTAAGTATCTTCGGCTGCGTTGGTGACTTGCTGCAGCAGGTTTTTCACTCTGTCGGCCGAAGCTGGGGCCAGATTCTGGTTAGAGACCACACCGAATCCGGTGGGAGTCAGTACCAGGTCGAGTTGTGGTATCTGCTCCTGATAGGTACGCAGACAAACCAGCTTTGTGACCGCCTGCTCGAGTCCGGGAATAGTATCTAATTTGTCTGCCATATCACCCAGCAGCACACAGTTGATGCTTTGAAGCGTGTCGTCCAGGTGAGGAGCAATCATATCATACACCTCTGCCGTGGAATTGGTGGCAGAGGAACAAATCTTCTCGAAAATCTCTTGTGAAAATGTGATAGCCATATTGATTCGTTTTAGGATTTGTTTTCAAGCTCTGAAGCTGTCTTTTGTTTGGCGTCGGTGTTCTGGTCAAGGGTGGTGAGCAATACCATGGGTACATCCGGATACACCTTCTCACTCCATCCGTTATACTCGATGACGATGTTATGCGGGATGTTCATCAGGTCGTGGAAAGGAATCTCCAGTGCCTGCTTGAGCGTGAACAGCTCGCGCTTGTCTGAGCCGGAGTTGTTACTCTGTCCCTTGCCTGGTGTGGCACCTACCAGGTTGGGATGGATGTTGTCGCCGTAGCAGGTGATGTTACTAGCTTCCTGAATGTCTTCGCTCCAGTCGCCGCCTTCCTTGCCGGTCTCCACCACATTGATGCGTACCATCCGGACTTCACGGCCATTCGGGTCGATGTAGTATCCGGTTATCCAAACCTTGCCGCTGTTTTCGATTCCGGAAACAAAGTTCTTGATGTTTTCCTTCTCCTTTTTGATACGCTCCATCTTCTTCAGCGGGTCGGTAATATGCTCTTCCGCACAGATGTTACTCCAGTAGTCCTTGTGTACTTCGACCTGGTACTTTACGCTGGCATGGTTGCGGAGCTTCGCTTTCTTGCCTTTCCCAATCAGTCGCTTGATGTCGTACCAGTCGCCCCGGAAAATGCTGGTGTAGTAGGGGATGGGGTAATACTGGAATCCGGGTGTGGGGAAGCGCACAAGAATAGCGAATTTACGGTCTTCAGTACGTACTCTTGTTTCGCCATCGCGTCCAGGTTCACGCCCCATGAGCACCATCAGGTCACCCAGTGGGTCGCGCGGATCCAGCAGACGGATGACTTCGTAGTCTTCCGGACGGAGTGAAGCGTTTTCGCGGAAATTGGCATAAATCACGTGATTGATTTTGCCCCTTCTGGCCTGTTGGAAACGGCAGTAGCAGGCCTCTTTGTGAATGAGCCGGTTGATTCTTTTGCCGTCCCTGGAAAGAATGATGACCGACACACAGAAAAAGAAATACTTCATGTCTGTAGCCTGCTCGAGCTGGAACAGCGGCAGGCTGTTGTGAATCAGCCAGCGCTTGATTTCGGGATGGGTTGTCGGCTGTCTGGTGTCTACGTCCATGTACTTCAGTCCGGCACCGTAACAGGTGATGACGTTGAACAGCTTGTTCTGACTCATCACTTCGTCGATGCCTATCATCTTGATGATATTAAATGGAAGCTGGTTGTCTTCACCGAAATTGACATACGACATGCCTTTCCGGCCGGGAACAGGCGTAGTCTTTACATTTGCATCTTCATCGAATACCAGGCTGCTGTCTTCTACGGAAGCCATTTCGGTGGCCACGTTGGAAACCTCGATGTCGAATATCTCACCAGGCATGAAGTCGCCGTCGTATTGCAGGATTGTCTTGTCCATATTAAAGGTAAATTGTCATGTTGTTAATTTCGAAAAGGGATATGTCGCGGAAGGAACGAATTAAGCCGGATGCCGGAAGGCGAACCCGATGGAGCCCCTGTCGCCAGTGTGAGCTGACGCACACCGCGCCTTTGTATTCCAGAATGTCACCTGTGCTGAGTTTCCAGAGCTTCAGGTTGCAGGGCTGCCCGGACTCGAGCAGCCTTAATGCGTCTTTGATATGTATTACGTTCATAGGCTTTAATTGTATGTGTCATCGAATGAGTCGTCGAAAATGTCCGGAAGCAGACGGAGCCGCTGCTGGTACCGGGATGCGAAGATGTAGGAAACAGTGAAAGCAAACAGTCCGTCATCTTCATCGCTCCGGCTGGTATTGCTTTCGGTGATGGTTATCGGAATGTCGCCGGATTCATCCATCAGCCAGATTTCGGTAGCTCTTGCCACATCGTCGGCCAGGTTGAACATACCTTCGGGGATGTAACCTGTATTGAGTGTGTGCTTGCGCTGCTCGTCTACGTAATAGTTCTTGTATTGCCCGGCGAAGTAAGCTGCACTCCGGGTCAGTTCCGGCTCTACCGTATCTCCGCCCACAAAGTAGAATGTCTCGACGCATCCGAACGAGTTCCGGAACTTCAGGCCAACGGATTCCGGTTCGTCCTGGTCTACGTGGAAAGTCTGCTTCCGGGCGCCGGCCAGGATGGTGTACCGCAACAGCCGGTAGCCGGACTGGGTAAATCGGGAAGGGGATACGTCTATGGAGCGGATACCGTAGTCGGCCACATTGCCCAGTGAACGCGTGGATTTGAGAAGCTGGTTCTGGTCGTTGACAAAGACACATTCTGCCGTCACGGGAATAGTCGTACCGCCTGAAGACAAACTTCCGGTAGTAAGATAGAGGGTTTCTGTGCGGTTGAAAGAGGTTATTTTGTCACGCCCGGCTAAGGGCGTCAGGAAATAGTTGGTCACGAAATCTACTCCACTGCAGGGGATGATGGGACGGCATAACAGCACCGTGAAGGTCTTGCTGATGGTGGTTTCACTGGAAGCGGATACCTCGTAGCTGAACTGAAGCATCGGTGAACCGATAAGGTAAGGCTCCATGAGGGAAAACAAATCAAGAATGTGTATCTGGTTGTTGGCATCCTGAGTATAGGTTTCTTGCAGAATGACCGTATTTGCTTGCTTCAGCACAAAGGTTACCCTTTTGTCTGCGCTGATTGTGAAGTTGTCCAGCTGTGAGGACAGGACGAAATCGGGTATATCTTGTGGAATAGTGAGCATAATTCTTTGTTTTTCTCAAAGATACCCGGCTCCGGAAAGGGGTAAAAAGACAAAAGGTGCAGCGTCCTCACGACGCCACACCTCGATATAAATGTAGAAAAAATGTAATCATCTAAAAACTTGCAGTCTATCTGCGCTGCATCATCCATGCCGGTCGTCCGTCGGGGCCGATGGTGAGTTTGTAATTTAACTCTACCAGGGTAGCGGCAATCTGGTTGATGCTGATTTCTGCCATGTCTGACAGCTCATCCTGAATCTGTTGGGATGTCTTGTAGATAACACTGTCGCTCTCCTTATCTACTGGAAGATATTCCTGGAAGTAGCGGAGAAGAATATATTTGTCGAACTTGATTTTATCGGTTGCCATGTTCTGCCTCCTTTCTGTCGTTTAAAGCGCGTTGAATTAAATTACTGAGCTGCTCCATTTCGGGGCGGGTGCAGCATAGTTTTTCACTTCCGTACATAAGAATACTGTACTGTTCGAACAGTACCGCTTCCTCTTCGTATGCTTGGTATTTATCGACACGGAATATAGGTTGCTGTGAAGACTCATTCATCGTAAGCCTCCTTTCTTGCAAAGTAAGATGGAACAGGCAAACCAGCAGAGGCAGGCAATGGAGGCCAGCCAATGGGTGAATACGGAACAGGTTAGGATACAGAAAGAAGCCAGTGCCTGGGAAATGAGCACAGTCTGGCGGTTGGAAACTTTCTCTTCCATGATGGAGGAGAACAATACATTTTCATGGTTAAGCCATAACGATATACGGCTTTGTTTTGCCTGGTTTGCAGGCAGGACAATTTGATTTTTCATTTTTGTAACGCGGTTAAAATGAAACAATATATGGTTAAAATACGGGAAAGGAAACAAGAAAGGTTCCGCTTTCCCGTCGCGTTACACCTGATACAGGCAGTGGGCGCATTAACGCTCCACACGGGGGTCGGAACCATAAGTTATATAGCTAGAGCTATGGACATAAAAAATGCCCGCAGCAAAGTTATTTGGCGAGCCATCCTCGCCTGTATCAAATGTAACGCATTGCAAATGTATGTTTTTGTTTTGGAATGGCAAAAGAAAAAGCGGAAACTTTTTTGATGTTTCCGCTTTTTATAGAGCCTTTCAATCATTTCTCAGTACTTCCGAAGAAGTACTCCAGTACTACATAGGGAGTACTCCAGTACTTTCAGGGAAGTACTGCGGTACTGGTTAAGGAGTACTGAGTGTGATTAATTTTTCTTGTTATTCATAAATAGCAAAGCGTATCAATGAAATTAAAGATAGCCTAAAGTTTTATTGCTCTTGTTTCAGTTTCTCTAATCTCTTTTCATATTTTAGTTTGTTTGATTCTGAAAGTTTATTTTTTAGAGCATATTCAAGCATCCTTGTTTCATTTGATTTGTCATTTAACTTCCGATAGCATTGGATGATTCTGTCAGTTAAGTTTAAAACAAACTTATCTTTATTGAAGTAAAAAAGATAAAGGTCAAGTGCCTCTTTATATTTGCCTTCCTTTTGGAGAGAATACGCTTTGTCCAGTTCTCCTTTTTCATTCTGTTTGTTGATGTAATATTCTACAGATTTTAGCCGTGATTCATATTCAGGAATGTATTCTTCTTTGCCTTCGTCTTTACATACTGCAATAATCTGCTGTATCAATTCTTTTTCTTTATCATAAGCTTTCATTTTACGATAGCAAAAGCAAGCCTGGTGTAAAGAATACAGTCCAGATTCATTTGCAGCGCATGACAAAAATATCTCAACGGCTTTTTCAGGCTCACTATATTTTAATTTTTCAGCAAGCTCCAAATCGGGGTTGGTTTCATGGGCAAGACTACGCTCGGTAGTAATCTTGACAGTTACTCCATTGCCTATGTATTGCCCTTCTTTAGATGTCATCTTCTGAACTTTTAAGTCATCATCCGGAACACGTGCATCAAAAGGCAGAAAAGCGTTGGCATATATAAATGGTACATCGTCATTAGTTACTTTAGATACGATACATTTATATATTTTGTCCTTATATGCAAAGAAGCACATGGAATACTTTTTCTCTACATAACCAATATGATGCCCATCGGAAGTTAATACCATCATTGCAAATGAGTCATAATCATTATATGCTTCATGAATTAAAGTAAGTTCATCACCTACTCGAACATTTCTTGCTGCATTAATATCGGCTTGAGAGCGATAGGATGTACCCTTCACTGCAAAATTCACTTTTTTTGCAGTGGAAGGTATTTCTTTAGCTTTTTGTGTATTAGAGGTACAATCAGATAATTGGGTATTACTTCTATAATCATTCGTAGTGTTTGTTTTATTGTCTATATTTGAGGATGAACTTCTCTCTGTTTTTTTTAGATATGATACGAATACAAGTCCGACCAGTGCTGCAATGAATATTATCCAAATCATAACGACTTATTTAGTTTGTAAATGTTATTGTTACTTTATAGTACATGGTTTCATGAGATAGTGGATGAGGAAAAATCAGCGGATATTGTTGGTAGTTTTCACAGGGAAATTACTCATTTATCATCTCATCTTCAGTCAAAAATCGACTTTTTAAATCATCTTCAGATTTTAATCTAATGTCTGGGAAAAATGTGGCATGACTTTCATGTAGTAAACTTTCTTTATTAAGATTTTCAAAGACATTATATTTTGCATATAAAGCCCTTGCTTTTGGGAATAATAGCATATTATAATATAAGATGACTAATTCTGAAGAAGATGTGCATGACTGGATGAAAGATAGATAATTACTTATTTTGTGCACTATTTCTAATTTTTTTTCTTGTTCGTTTTCTCCAATACCTGATAAAAGTTTATTATTATAATCATCCAAAAATTTTACTAAGTTATAAAAATGCCGACAATAATGGCTTAGACAAAATTCATATCTAGAATAAAGTAACCAATATATGTATGTAACTTTTTTAGTTGTATCTTCTTTCCTTCTTTTCTGATTAAAATAATCATAGTCAATTCTATAACAAATACTTAAATATTGTAGCTTTGTCTTAAGTTTTAATTCCTCTAATTCTTGCATATCATAAAAATAAGTATCTTCATCAAACTCATGGCTTATATTAAAATGGTTTAGTTCTTCTTGTAATGAATCTAATGTACAGTATTGCGAATCGTAGTGAGATATTAAATAATTCAGACGAGTTAATTCAGATTTGGCATAAGCAAAAAAGTTTACTCCATGTTTTTCCTCTTTTTTTTCTTCTATTCTAGAATAATTATCGATATTTATCCAAAAGAAATAAGCATGAATACTATTTCTTATATTTTCCTGAGCTTTTAATAAATTGAAGAAAGTTCCTTCAAACATTTGCTGGTCAAGTAGTCTTTGACTAGAAGTCATTTCCTCTCTTTGGCTTTTTAGTTCTTGTTGTTGCAGTTTCAAAGCACTAAAATACAAGAACACCCCAGCTAAAGCCCAAATAGAGCCGATAACTCCACCAATGAAATCGCCAACCTGACCGGTTTGAGCCATTTCTTCAGGAGTTAAATTTCCACCAATGTTATAGGTCTCATCTATATGATATAGGAATTTACCTAAAACGAATAATCCTATACCAACACAAACATAAGCAATAGAGAGTATAAGATTTCGTTTAATCCAATTTATTAAACCCTGCATCTTATTAATTGTATTATAAAAATTATAGTCCAAATGTAATAAAATGTTTATTAAGAGGGCAAAAAATAAGCGGAAACTTTTGGGGGAGTTTCCGCTTATTTTTCTAATAATTATACTGAGGATTAATACGGTTACTAAGTTCTGACAAATATTTTTTTATCTTCTCGTCATCTATATTGTCTTTTGTTCGGTAAATAGCAAAATCACAATATTCATAAAGCATCTGTGTGTGTTTTTCGTTCATGTTTCGTAACTGAACTAAAATATTTTGTCGAGATTCTTCATCATAAGTGAAAATCCTAACTTTAATTTTTTCATTGTCAGGCTTAGTTGCACATTGTTTGCGAAAAAAATCTTCAAAGTATGGATAATCTGTAGAACCTAGAGAGTGTCCAAAAAATATGACTTCATCTGCTTGATCTAATTTTGATTTTATGTTATGCGATGTATAGTAAGGACTATGTGATTTTATCATAAAACAATAACTATCATCTATCTCAATATTATCTTGGAAGCCTAAAATAATAGAGGTGTCATCTTTTGCTGTTTGTCTTGATTCTAGGCTACCATGCATATAATTTACTGGGATAGATATTATGTTATCTCCAATAAGTGGTGCCAGTTTGTTTATATCCGTATAATTGAAGGTTATTAGTTCTGAATTGCTATGTGCACTGTTTAAGATTTTTAAAATCTTCAGTCCGTATGAGTCTGTATTCACCTTATTATAGCTGATGCTTTTTAAGTAGTCACAAAGGGCAATTCTAAGTTGCTGGAAAGTTTGCTTTTCCCTTTTTGAAACAGGGATAAATATTTTTTCAGGTTTAAAATTATCCTGTATTTTTCTAGAAGCTAATCTAGCCAATTCTGTTTCGACATCAATCCAGCCATTTATTTGTTCCCTATATTTTAAATAACTAAAGATATTAATATCGCCATTTAAACGTTTTAGTTCATATTCTGAGAAAATTGATGCTTTATTTCTAAAATAAGAGCTATCCAAAAAATCATGGTAGCTTGTTTTGAGATTTAGGTCCAAGTCAAATCCATTACCTATTATAAAAAGTGTCTTATACATCATAATAATATTTATCTTTAAGTGGTTTAATAAATAATTCAGTTATCGGGAGCTCCAAATATTACAGGGTCTTTTGCCTCAAAGAATCTCTCATTATGATTCTTATAAATTATAATTTCATATAGATATTTGGTTTCAGGAATATATCCGAACATATTAAATGATACTGGAATATTTTTTATTAAACGAAAGCGGGCGATAAGTCCCATCTGGCACTTCCAATTTTCTTTAGGTCTTATCTTTAATACAAACGAAGGATTTTTCCATTCTTCTCTTATTGATTGAAGCAAATGCTTTATAAAGGATGCACATGTATTGGTTCCGGAATCTTTATGTGCTTTAATAGCAAGCAATTTATATTTATGCCAATCTTGTATGGGGCGATAAATACACGATCTTATTTTTATCCAGAGTTTGCATTTATATTTTAAATCATTTGCTATTAAGCATTCATCCCAGGCTTCTCCTATTTTGGTCAAACTGTTGTAATAAAGCAGAACTTGTTCGTAATCTGATAATTGAGAACGTAGTAAACGCATATATTGGTATCTCGTTTGTTCAGAAATACCTTCTTTCAGTGCCACAAATTTGGCTATTTGATATAAGTGCCTATAGTAAACTCCTAATTTTTCATTATATCCACAAAGTAGAGAATCTGGTAAAATCATTTTATCTACTTCATCTATAGTGAGTTCTTCATTTATGAATTGAGATATATTTTCGGATAAGAGATTAAAGGTGTGTTCATCATAGCATCCCTTATTTGAAATTTTTGTCCTGTTTGATTCAAAGTTTTCAATAACACGACTCAATTTATCATACAATTTTCGTTCATTGGATTTACCATCATACGAATATGAAAAGTTTGCTCCATAAAATAATAGGTTAGAAGCTATTATATTTTTAGCTTCTGACTGACTGTAATTATATTTATCACAATAATATAAAAACAATTTTTTATCTGGTTCCGGCCATAATTCGATAATAGAGTCAATCAAATAATATAAAATTTTGAGCTTATAGCAAAGTGCAAGGACAGCGTTACGACCATTACTCTTTCCACAAGATAAGTCAAAAAGATTTTCTCTGTGTAAATGTAACATCTCATACAGATTACTTTCAAAACGTTCCAGTGAAATATCATCTCTTTGTTGTCTGTTTGCCTTATACTGCATCCAGAAGGCTAGAAATGTAAGAAAAGCTGCCCCTATTGCTATTATTGGGTTGGTCGTTCCACCAACGATGTCTCCAATCTGCCCGGATTCTATGTAGGCCGAAGTCTGATACTGTTCTAGATAAAAGTCGGGAATGTAACGTAGTATAAGAAAAGCAATAATAGAAAAAAGTGCACAGCCAAACCAAAATGTAGAATTAAAAATTGATTTATTCATACAATTTATTCTTGAAAATGTGTAGCAACTCGTCCGATGTTAAAAATACCGATAACTAAATCTTTTAAAATGAAGACGGAAAAAAAACAGCAGGTAATCCGATAAAAAAAGAGCACTATAATTGACGAAATCAGCGTATATAAAATCAAATTTTAGTTGGTGAATTAATGATCCGCCAATAAAGAAAAGGATTCCTATGAAAGAAGCGAAAATACTTGTGGCGAAATCTGAGTTGAGCTCATCCAGTAATTCTTTTCCTCCATTTTGATTTGCTATTGTTTTTCCTGTATTTGAGCAGAACATAGATAGTAATATGGCATAAGCTGCTATAAGTAATGAAAGCATAACGGGGGACAATGGTTAGTCCGATATTTAGAGTCTTACCTAAGAGGGTGTAAGATTCAATATCGCAGATTATGCTTAAAGTCATTACAATAGCAGAGAATATGACCGGATATATAGAATCTTTTAAAAAGTCTTTCAGCGTGTAAAGCTGAAAGACAGCTGGCCATCCAAAGAAACTATTTCTATTACTCATGCTCTGTTGGTTCGTTGCCAAATCTATTTATTAGTTCATTATAAGTAGCAGTATAGATATCATCTCCAGCGTTATTCACTTGCATATTTAAAGGATAACGTTCTGTATTAATAGTTGTAACTTTCCCACTTTCTTGTTCACGAATACGAGCCTTAATATATCCATTACTTTCAGACATATTAGCAGCGGCTTCTATTAATCCGTCTGATGGAGCTTCCAATGGCTGGTCTTTTGTTCCTTTTATGTTCATTTTAAACTGAGTCGGATTCATTTCTCTAATCTTTTGATCAAACACAGTTTGAAAATTCTGGGATGGATCCCGATTAGAGTAGGTGAGATCTGCTTCAATTGAATAAATGGCATAAGAAGAAAAAATACGTTGTATAACGTCTTTATCTTTTACAATGGTTACATCAAAACTATTGGCTCCCATTGTCTTATCCAATGCTTCCTGGAAGTATTTTAGCACATTTTTCAAAGAAATCTTACTGCTTTTTGGCATTGCAAAGCGATGAATCTTAGGAACGAAAATAAGTTCTATTTCAGATTCATTGGCAACAATGTCAGGGTCTAAATACAAAGATACATTTTCTTTGCTTCTTTTATTATAAAATTTGTCAGAATCTAATATGTCGTATGCACTTAATTTTACAAGAATGGATCGGGAATACCCTTCTTTTTCTATATATGAGGCTTGAGACATGGATTTAATACTCATGTGTCGATTACCTCTTAATTGAATCAAGGGGTCTTGTTCTTTCAAGCATTCAAAAGCATGGATATAGGTTTGTGGGGTTTGAATGCCGCGTGATTTGATATTGATAACATTCCAAATAGTTTGTCTTTTTGCTGTTTTTATTTTGCCCATAACTATAATTTTTATTATTATTTTAATAGTCACAAACTTACAAAATATTCAGAATCAGACAAAGAAATGGATAAAAAAAGGAGCCTGTAAAGAGGCTCCTCCTATTTTTCAGTCAAAGTAAAGTGTTGAATTAAACAGTGACCTAAAAATAATTTATACCAGATGTACCATACGCATATCATCAAAAAAATTATGTAAGGCTGTTTCAATTTTTTCAACTTGTGCCTTACGTGGTTTTTTCAAACCAGAAGCATAATGTCCTAATTGTTTTTGATTGATACCGGTAATTCTCTCTAAAGCGGCTTTGGTAAAGATTCCGCTGTAATACTGTAAAAATGACTGTACATCAAAGTGCCATTCAATGTTATAGTCACCTTTGAGTTCTTCAGGAATGTTCTTCTCATCATTATGCTCTTTAAATAGGGCAATAGCTTTTAGAATATCTTCCTTTACTTCTTTTACTGATTCTCCCTCACCATAAATTCCAGGGATGTTTTCAGCCCAGGCACTAAATAAATCAGCGCCTTTTTCAATTGTAACATTAATAGTAAACATAGCCATGTAGGTTTTATGTTTTGCAGCTCTATTTAGCTTATATTTAAACATCAAGGAAGGAGCTTATTCCAGCTCCATATCCTTAATGATTTTTTTCCTCAGGCCTTCGCCTATTTCTTTACTTCCATGATACGGGACCGGGTAACGTATCCCATTTTTGTCTTCATAAATCCGATGACTTCCGTCACCTTCTCCTTGAACCCAATGCCATCCACGCCTTTTCCCGCGTTTGATTAACTGGCGATGAAATTCTGAACTTTTTATCATTAGTTCCTCCTTTCTTTTTTTAGTTCAGTGATGCAAAGGTAGTAATATTTCTACTATTTGCAAATAAATAGTAGAAAAAATTCTACCATTGTATTGAAAATCGCCGATTTCAGGCGTAAAAAAACAAATACCTTATTCCCCGCCGCCCGATTTTGCTTGTGTCAGCAGGCAAAATCGGGCGGCGGGCGGCCGCGACGCTACCCACCTCCCTAAACGCTGCTACGGCCATTTGCAGCCCCTATAGCCTGCCTTCGTCCCCGTAGCTGTAATAACTTCCATCCGTTACTATCACATGGTCAAGAAGCCTGATATTCATAATTCGTCCCGCTTCCAACAGGGCATGCGTCAGGCGGTCGTCGTCCTTACTTGGTTGAAAATTACCTGACGGGTGATTGTGGCAGAGTATCATGGATGTGGCACTGCAAGAAAGGGCCTCATGCAAAATCACTCTTACATCTACCTGAGTAGACGCCAGCCCTCCGACTGAGATACGCTGTTTGCGGATGATTCGGGATGCCTGATTCAGGAAGATAACCCAACATTCCTCTACTTTCAGGTCCGCCATGTAGGGAAGCATCACTTCGTAAACGTCGGCGCTGGAAGTTATACGTTTGTAGTTGTTCTTCCGTTCCTTGATTCTCTTGTATAGTTCAATGACTGCCAGTGCCATCTCTCTGCGTGCCGGTGTCAGCAGGTTACAAATGTCTTCTATCGACACATTGCTGCCGTTCGCTAACATGGCGTTCACCTGATTGCTTGTTTCCTTGTTGTTGGTAAGCTGATAAACTACTTCTGCGTCGCTCAAGTGGCGGCATTCTCCGCAAATTTCGAATAAATCTTTCATAATGTTGTTTATTAAATTGTTATACAAATAAGGTTTTCGCTAAAAACATTCCACCGATAACGGATGCGCCAAAACTTTCAAGGTGGCAGGCAAAACGAGCGTAGGAGTAACCACGGGTTATCACGTCATCGAAGACAAGCACTTTTTTATCTTTGAAAAACTCCTTGTCGAAGTTGATTACCTGCACGTCGTTTACGTGCTTCCCTGATTTGCTCTCGTGGATTGCCAGCCGTTCACCCTCTACCGTGATATGGCTGTATCCGTTTACTGCTCCCGATAGTCTGGCCACTTCTTCCGAAAACTCTCTGTATCGGATTTCATTTTTTCGCTGGCTGCTGGCTGGGATACAGACAAACACCATGTCACTCGCTGACGTGCCAAACTGCTCACGGATTTTCTTTGCGACAAGCTGGGCTGCTGAAACGGCACATTTACCGTCTTTGAATGCCCACACAAATTTTCTCACCTGCCAGTCTCTTGCGCTGGCCTGATATTTTGTGGGCAGGTAGTCAAAGAAGTTGAACATGTACTTTCTGCACTGGTTTAGCATGGATTCGGTAAAGGGTTTCATATCGGTAGTTTTTGGAGTCTTATTCTTGAACCTCGAGCCGAGGTAGTGAGCCTTTTCTTCTACTCTTCCTTCTCTGAGGTTTTTTTTATTCCGTCGCCTTTCGCTGTCGGTTTGTTTCGCCTTTTTACACTGCGTCAAAAGGTGTTGCCAGCCGTGAAAGACAAGTTTTCACCGTAAAGCCCGGCCTTGAATACTACCCTGGAAGGGTGGAGATTTTTACAGTGAACAGCGCCTGAACTTGGCATACGGCAGGCAACATTTACCTTTGCAGTGATGAAAAGGCGTAACTGACAGGGGGAGGGGACACCGATATGAATTCCGAAGAGAAGAACAGAAGAGCAGTCAAACAATACATAGCTTTAGCTATACCGCCAGTAGGGAAAGCAATGGGGCGGGTGGGCCGCTGCGTGAACGCTATCTCCAGCACAGAAAGACTACCGAGTGTCTTTCTACCTTGTTACCCGGAAAATCTTCAGGATTTTTCGGGCGTCAGCAGGTTGGGTGTCAGTAAATTAGCCCTCAAAAACAGGCCAAAACAGGGGCGTTTGCTTGGATTTTCCGGCCATCCGAAACGAAAACGGCACACAATCAAACGAATACGCCCACCAAACACCGCATTTTATGCGGACGTCGGGAATCCGACCCCCCACCGCCCTACGCCATAAACCTAATTAGCACCTTTGAAAAAATCGGAATATGTAACGGCACACCCTTCTACACGCACGGTACACGCCAATTCGCGCACAAAAAAACAGCCCTGACAACCATCTGCACGGTCATCAGGGCTTACCCTAAGAATAAAACTAATTAGCTTTTTGAAAACTACATAGAGGATGTCACAAACATATCGAATGTCATCTGGGGGAAACGCTCACAGCCGATACACAGTGTATCGAACGCATCCGAACCGTCCGTTCTCGCCTGAAGCTGGTCTTCTTCTGTCTCTGCCAGCTTTTCACCCCGCTTGTCTTTGCCGCCGTTGTACACGCCTGCAGTCTGTACGGAGATAAGCAGGTCTTCGTTGTTCTGTTCGTTGAAGAAGGGGATGAGCTTAGCCTTTCCGGCAAACATACGGTTGAGGAGCAGCCACTTCTCGATGTGCTTCATCGGGGGACCTATATAGACAGAACGTACCTCCCAACCTCTGTCCTGGAAAGCACGCTCGATGACGTAATGAAAGTCTTCGTCATTGACCGCATAGTTTGAGCCTAAGGCCGTACTGTCGTAATAGAATATCACTTCCTTGCGTCGCTGGTGTCGGTAATACTTGCAGAAGTCATCCACCAGGGCCTCGAGCTTACGTTCATACTTTACCCAGAAAGATTTAATCACCTTCAGCCGGTTCCGGTCCGGCTGGCCGGCTACCAGCCAGTTGATGTTGGCATTAAAGTCAAAGGCGATGCAGATGGGCTTATCCCTATCGAGGTCAGCATCCATCAGGCAGGAAGGCTCCTTGATTTTGTCGAACTGATATTCCAGGCTGTCCAGGTAGCTGAAGTCAGTCGCATTGTATTTGTGCCCCTCTGTCATGCTGGAGTAGAAGCCGTCTCGACTGATACCGATACGCTTGCACAGGATGGCCGTCTGAAAGGTAAGTGGGGGAAGGTCACGCTTCATCTGATTAATGAATGCTTCACCCAGCAGCTGCATGTTCTCAATCGTGGAGAACTCGCGGTACAGAACTGCCACAGAACCCATGCGGCACACGTCACGGTTCAGGGTACGCAGATAATCCTTCAGGTACAAAGGAACCGGTTCTGATTTAGCCTGAATGTCGCGGATGCGTTTCTTTGTCCGCCAAATCTCATGTACTGTCGCCTGGATGACTTCAATCAGCTCCGGGTCGCACTTCTTTTCGTAGTCCAGGAACCAGGAACCTTTCTTTGTGACCGGCATATCGGAGGTAATCAGCATGCCATGGTGGAAGTAGTGATGGCCGAAATACTGCTTGTTACCACGGTTTGCCGGAAGAGTCTCGTCTTTCAGCTGCTCGAAGTCGATGTACTTTGCTTCATCAATGTCCAGGTAATCCAGTGAAAAGGAGTTGGATGTTCCGGAACGGTCCTGGCTGATGATGTAACCTATCGAGCCGTTGTAGAAGGAAATGACATTCTCCCAGTTGTCGGGCTGGAAGATGGGTTCACCCCATCCCCAGGACTTCGGCGGTTTCTTTCCGATAGTCCAGTGTACGTCGCGCTTGAACCCCCAGCGTTGCCAGTGAATCAGCATGGACGGGATGGTATTGGTGAGGGCACGCTTACAGTTGGCTGCCACAAAGCCTGTGATGCTTCCTGGCATGCGCTGCATGTTGCGCAGGTTGATGGCGGCATGAATCGGACCTTTCCCCCAACCACGTCCGGCACAAAGCACTATGTCTTTTGCCGGGGTGAATAGGACCTGCTGCTGGGTGTCATGGAAGTATTCTCTCATGGTTCGGGTGCCTCCTGTGATTTTTTAGGGTTGAAAATGTCGTCTTCGTTGAAGTCGGCATCCTCAAACTGGATGTCCTGGACATCCTCATTCATGTACTGCTTTATCTTATCCGCAATGCGCTGCCGGATGTTCGGTATCGGTTTAATTCCGATAATCGTCGGGTCGCTGTCCGGCTGGAAGGGTTGCACTACAATCTTGTCGTAGCCTAAATCCTTGGCATCCTCCTTGTCGAGCTGCATGTACTTGGCGTAGTAGTTGTCACAGGCGGCCATCGCCCGGGCGTCCTTCATGCGCTTGGCCATTTCGTAACTCTCTTCGTTGCGCTGGATGAAGCGGTAGCGATGGTAGTCCTTGGTGGCCTTGTTCAAATCTCCCAGCAGGTATTTGATGATGCGGATGTCTTCGTAGGCAGCTGACTTCTGTATCTGGTATCGCTTCTGAAGCTCGAGCACTATTTCCTGTTCCCGTATGCGCGGGTACTGGAGCCAGTAATTATACATGTCCCGAAGCCGGAGCAGACGCTGCTGGATGACTTCGGGAATGTTACGCTCTCGCATCTCGTCGACCGAGGCGAAGAGGTTTTCTTTGGCAATATCAATCGTTGCGGGTAATGGCATAGTTATAAATCTTCGTCGGAATCCATGTCACGGATGTAGGAACCCACAAGCTGCACCGCCAGCGGGCTTCCGGCTTCGGCCAGCTCCAGCTCGTTTTGCCGGATCTGCAATGCCCGTTCGGCTTTCCCTTTGCGGTAGGCTATGCTGGCCGGATGGGATTTGTCGGATATGATTTCTCGCAGACGGCGTTCGTCTACGTCCATCAGGACTGCAATGTCTGATACCGGGGTGAGCATCGTGGCAAGTTCTTTGATTCTGTCAATCTGTGCTGAAGTGAATTCCATTGAGGTGTATGCTACGGGTATTAATAATCTCTGAAAACTGGTCTCGTAAGGTAAGGAAGATGTCGGGCTGCGTTGTGATCATCGCACATTCGGTCCGGTTTCCTCGCGTCTGGTTCTGGCTGGTAACGACTGTAACCATCCAGTGGTCGTTCTCGATAAGAAGTACCTTGGAGTGATTCTCTGTGAGGTACACATCATCGAATACGGAAGACATAAAGGTGTACAGATTTACAGTCTTCTTAGCTGCCTTCAGGTCGGCCATCAGGACAGAGTGAAGAATCAGCTGCCGTTTTCGGAGGGAGAACAATCTGCGCAAGAACTCCTCGGAAGTAGAGAAGGTGGACACGTAGACTTTAGCCGGTCCGGTCTGTGACAGGATGAACTCGAGGACATCAAAAAGCTGAAGCCGGTTATCCAGGTACGCCTGTAACGGCACATCGGATAACGGCTTCAGCAATCGGCTTACATGTTTCATGCTTTCAACCCTAATTCACGTAAGGCATTCACTTGGTCTTCTCCTACGTTGTTTCCGGTGGAGATAAGAAAGTCGTATCTCTGCTGTACTTTGGCCAGCAGCTTCTCGTACTTCTCCTGGTCTCCGGATTCCTTCAGCTCTGCCAGTTTCTTCTTGTTGTCTGATAGATAGCCGCGGGCTGCACTGACTTTTTTGGCCATTTCAGCAGGGTCTTCAGGTGATTCACCTTCTGCACCGCCGGCACCCTGAGTGTCCGGATTGAAATGGTCGTACTTGTTCATGTTATCCCGATATCTGGCATCCAGCTCTTCCAGTTGCTTCAGGTATTCGTACCTGTCGCATGGAAGAGCATCCTTCATGGTTTTCAAAGTCTCAAAAGTCTGCTTCAGGCGGAAGTAGATGTCTTTGTTGTCTTCCCACAGCTGACGGATTTCTTCGGGTAGTGAATCATGATCCGCGCGTTTGCCTTTGGCAATGGTCGCTTCTTGCGGTGTGTCGTCGTCGGAACTGATTTCAGGCTGGAAGGTGGCCAGTGTTTCAGCTACGGCCGGAACCAGCTCTTTGTCCATCTTGACCACGTCCTGAATCGTTTTTCGGTCCAGGCGAATGGCCAGGTGTTTCTTCAGCTCATATTCAATCTTACTCGCAAACTTCTGCGGATTGTGGGAAATATTCTGATAAAGGATGCGGTTACGGGTCAGCTTGAGCACCATTTCCGCACCTTTCATCAGGTCACGCTTGGCCGGCTCCGTATTGAGCCAGCCTTGCATGTTTATGGTTAACTGTTCATCTATGTACATAACTGTAGCCTCCTATTATTATCCACCCGGAAGGATTGCGCTACCATCCGCTCCGGAGATATCGCCATCTTCTGTTTCGATTTTACCTGTGTAGAACGGTGACGGGCAAATGTCCGTACACTGTGCCGTGAGGGTAGTTCCTGCTGTACCTGTTTCTCCTTCGCCGGAGGTCTGGGAGATTGTTGTATCAGGATCATAAGCTTCTGAACCTACCACGCGAAACTTTCCGTTACGCTGCTGGCACAGATAAATCATCTCATCATTATTTGCCTGTCGGCAAAATCCTGATGCTTCTTCGTCTGTACCGGCATATAACAATGTGGCTTTGTTAAGAATCGTTTTGGAAGGCTTTTCACCTTGTGAATCAGAGGCAATGTTGGATTTGGTAGTCAATACCTCCAGGTACTGCCATTTCTTGTCTGCCGCCAGCACAAAGTCGCCTTCGTATGTGGCTAATGCAGCCATGCTCTCCGCTCCGTCAATGTCAGGAAGTACCGGCCATTTTTCAATCCAGCTTTTCGGAATGAAGAAAACCTTACGTCTGATACCTGGCTGCGAGGTCTGACCTGGACACCAGGAAAGGGATTCGTACATCCCTTTGCTTGTACAATCTACTGCCATAATTTACCCTCCTATGCCAGCGAGAACCGGAGTTGTACCGTCGATGGTACCCACCAGCAGACGCTCTTTAGAAATTGTTTCAAATTCAGCACCAAAAAACATGGTAGCAACAAAGTCAAGTTTGAATGGATGATGCTTTTCTACCAGAATCGTTTCCTTATCAGCACCATTACCGTAACCAACAAGCATATTACTTTTTGTAGTAAGGTGAATGAAAGCGGAACCGGCTTTGTTAGCCAGGGGAACCAGCTCACATCTATTGTTAGAACTTTCGAGAAACGTCTTCTCAAATGACGTATTATAAGGGACATGGCCAACGGTAGCCTGATAATCGTCTACATAGTTGTCATAAACACCCTGAGGAATAAACAGTTTAGTTTGAGTTTCTCGCAACACAGGGTCGGCAGCACGGTAGAATTCCTTTAAAACATCAACGGCGTTGTCTTTGCTGATGGCCTCGATAGTAAACATGTTTTTAAGGTCTGCAGAAATCTTGGAAGCGTCCATTTCTGTTTTTGTGATGGTATCAAAACCATTAAAAAGGTCTTTTGATTTTGTTCCACTCTCATTACGTTTAGCAGACCATAAGACAGCATTAAGATTAGCACCGAGTTTAGCAGAAAGGAAAGCAAGAACCTGACGGGTGATGTCGACATTCTTTAAAGCTTCCCCCTTTGAAATCAAGTTGCCATAAACTGTTTGCCATACAGAGTTCGGGGAAAACTTTTTCACTACGCTACCTAAGAAAGTCTCTAATGTACGCGGATCAATGGATACACCATTTTCATCAACACGCCCTTCATCATACGGCCCGAGTTCAATGTCACCATTAACTTCACCTACAGTCTCTTTCCCTATAACACCAGGTCTCTGAGACATGTGCTGCAAAGTTGAAGCCATGGCAAGAACAGGCATCATAAGCAATTCTTTTCTATACTTGACAGCCGACTTGGCAAGCTGTTCATCAGTAATCTGTACGTAACCTTTTGTATCTGCCATATTATAACAATTCTTTTACGTTGTTGAACATTTCTTGTGCTGTGTTGAACTTTGTGAGGTCATCATCCTCACCTTCGTCACCATTAATGTGAGTGGTATCTTCACCATCGGTCTTTTTCAGGTTCTCATTCTGCTTTTTCAGCTCTGAAATCTGATTGTCTTTATCAGAAGATTCCTGTTCCAGATTGGTGATGCGGTCATTGAGGGCCTTGACCTGTTCTTCGGTAAGCGTTACCTTACCATCCTTGTCAACTTCCACACCCTCGATTTTCAAGATGGAATTGACTTTCTGATAATCCTTTTTCATTTGTGTTGTTGAATGATTGAGTGGTTTATTTTGTGCCTGTGGAGTATCCGGCTGGTGTCCCTTGAAGAATTTGTTCACGAAATTGTTGAACCAACTGGGCGCGGTTTCTGCTTCCGGACTTTCGGTCTTGTCCTCCATCGAAGGCAATGCCGGAAGATGGAACATATTGAAGCGGGTCTTCATGGCATCGTCGAAGTTCAGTTTTGAGCCGTCTTCTACGATTTCGTCAATGAATCCGTATTCAAGTGCTTCCTGGGCAGTAAGCCATCGTCCTTCTTTCAGGATTGGAAGAATGTCATCTACTTTTTTCTTGCACTTGTTGGCGTAGAGGTTGGCCAGCACCAAGTCCATTTTGTCATTCTCCAGCTTGTTGGCCTTCAGGTCGTCGATAAGCTGCTGAATCTGGTCGGCGTTGTAGTTGCCCCAGGCATCCACCCAGTTTGACACCTTATGAATAAGATAGAATGCATATCTGGACATGCAGGTTTTCTTGGCACCGGTAGCCAGGATGGTAGCTGCGCTGGCCACGTATCCATACAGGTAGCAAGTCACGTTGCCGTGATCAAGAAACTGCTGCCGGATGTCGAGCGCATCGTCTACCGAGCCACCGAGGGACGAAACACGCACATTGACAGGTTTGTTTTTCAAACCTGACATCTGGCTTCGGATATAGTTCTTTGAATATCCCCAAGGACCGATGTGTGAATCAATACTAATACTATAATCCATGTTGTCGAAAATTAGTCTACGCAATATTATACCTTATATATATTGCATAAAAAGACTCTAATCTAATATGGCAAGCATCGGAATAGGGGAGGTCAGGGTTACTGTGACGGTAACACCTGCCCGTCCACTGGCTGCGGACGGAAAAGTCTCTTCGTTTTGTATGACGGGGTAGGGCTTTTCGGATGAACCAATCAGGAACTGGGAGCCGGTGACGGTTGTTACCTTGAAGCAGAACTTTTTGGCACCAGGTAGCAGCTTCTTTGACCGGAACATGGTGAGTTTGGTGGTGAAAATGCGTTGTTTGTTCTCGATTTTGTCGGAAATCTCGACTGAACTCAGCCCGATGGTTGAAATTGGGCTGAATTGCTGGTAGACATTCAGCCATACTCCCCGGTCGGCTATGATGTCTGAATGCTGAAGGTGATAGGCCTCGATGCATTCTACTTTTCTAATGTTCTGAATCAGATGTACCATGATTATCGTTATTAGATTATGTGTGTTCGGTGTTGTTTGGGTTTGTACAAAAACGGCCTACTCATCCGAGTGTTTTCTGGTTAAAGAACCTAAAAAGATACCTCTCCGGCTATAACTGGTCCTCATACGGTAGTATTTCTGTCTGACAGTCTCCGAATAGTCGTCATCGATGCCGTGCATTTCACACCAGGCAGCGATGGTCTTGTTCAGGCCGCAATCGCGCTTAGTCAGGTCGCTCATCTCATTCCAGAGGTTCGCCCGGAACAGGTCTTCGATGGTCTCCTTTACAGCTGCTTTGGCTTTTTTGCCCAGGTAGTTATAATATTGCGGCGGTTTGGCTTTGCTGTCGGGAATGACGATGGCTGTCAATTCGTCTTCTGCCATTTCCGGCTGAACTTCCGGTGGCCTTTTCCGGAGGAACCGGCGGATAACAGCATTCTCATTACTCTGCGGTGGAAATACCACCGGATTTCCCAGGCTATTGTGAAGCCATTGCTTTAAATAAGGCTCCAGTTTGATATAAAACACAATGTGGCTCATAATGAATTGATTATCTATTACAAATATAATATATATATTATTTTTTAGATAAATAAATATGCTATTAATGTGCTCCAAAAGCAAAAAGTATATTTCCAGATATGACATACTTTTTGCCTTCTACACCTTCTACACTTTCTACAGAAAATAAAATATATTGGTAATCAATAGTTTATGATTTTATAAGGCTTCTACAATTGTAGAAATTATGTAGAAAATGAAGTAATTTGTAGAAGGTTTTAACAAAAACGGCATTTTGTAGAATTTTGTAGAAGGTTTGTAGAATGTATGTAGAATATATAAATATCTCATTATTAACATTGTAGAAGGTGTAGAAAGTGTAGAAGCCTTTTTCACCCCATTTGAAAAAGGGTGAGTACTGCTCCGGGCATATAAAAAAGGCGCAGCGTCCTCACGACGCCACGCCTTTCTACAACTCTAAAACCATTTTTATTACTCATCTAAATCATCACTTGTGGTCTCATTGCCTTCCACCTCTACCTCGAGGTTAATATTATAAGTATCCTTAATCATCTTGTAATCGAAACACAGGGCAATGTCCGGTGTCGAAGTCTTTTTGTAGGATATTCCTCCGGTGGGAGTCGTTTCCATTTTCTGAACTTCCACACCACGCTGTATGTTTTTGAACCGGACTGAGTTCTTTTTACCCATGTATTCCTTGGAGTTCTCCAGGTAGTACACCAGCGAGCCTTCCGGAAGAATTGAATCGCCAACCTGCTTGCCGAATTTTTTATACAGCATGAAGATGCGGTTCTTGCGCATCATAAGGATGGCCTTGGGTTCCTGATACTGCTGCTCAATCTTTATCAGGTTGCTTTTGAACTTATTGACATATTCTATACGGTAGTCACCTTCGATAAATATCTCACCATCCTGCTGCAGATAAGATACCACATTCCAAAAGTTGGCCAATTCATTGTTGCTTTTACATTCTGCGTTCTGACGGACTATGCCATCCAGTGTAACCTTGCGAATATCCTGGTATGAAAACGGCAAGTCAAGTACACCCTCGAGCGTTCTGAAGGCTGCCAGCGGTATGATCCAGTTACGCAAGATTCGGTCTTCCACTTTCTCTGCCCCCAGTCCTTCAATAATGTCAGACAAACAGGAATGAAAGTTGCTGACGAACTGTTGCTCCATCTTGGCCCGATGACGCAATATCTGAAGGGTCAGGTGTGACAGGCCTCGTTTGCGAATGTCTACCAGTTCGCTGTATCGTTTCTTTTCCGCATCAGTAAATTCTGATTTGGAAAACGTCAGGAATATAAGTCTACTGAAGAGAGCTATATCAGCTGTTGCCATCTCCTGTCCGGAAAGGATGACTCCTGAGTCAACGGCTGTTATCTCACGCTTCTTGTCTCTGTCCATGTTGATACGGCTGCGCCCGGCTCCATCCCATAAACCTTTCAAGTATTCGCGTTTGTCGATGTCAATGTTATTTTTAAACTCATCAATATGTACCAGGGCGTTTGAACATTGTGCTACCAGTTCGGCCAGTGCCGGGATAGTGGCATTCTGAATGTTGGGAGGTGTGTTGTCGATAATGAACAAGGACATCAGGCTGTGACCGAGCTCTGACTTTCCTGAACCTTTCGGTCCGAACAGGTTCAGGATGGGGAAGCTCTTAGTATAACCGGTAATCACATCGCGGAACAATGTGGCCAGGAGGAAGCAGATACCCACTTTTGCATTATCTCCGAAAACTCCTACCAGTTTGGAAAAGTAGTCTCTCATGGAGATGCCGGAGTAGTTCAGGTGGACAAATCGTCGTTCGAACTGGAACAGTTTGTCATCATCCCGGTAAATCAGACTGGAGGCCGGAAGATAGTAGTTTCCTTTATCGCCCAGGCGAACAATGCCATAATCGTCTACCGGGTGCCATTCGGTGTCAAATACTCCATTGCCGAACGCATAGAATCCTTTGCGTTGCCACCCTAACTGGGTAATCTCCACTGCGGTTTCCGTCTGTTCATAAAGATACATCTTCAGGCGTGTCATTTCTTTTTCGGTAGCCAGCCAGATATAGTTACCCAGTCCTTCGACCTTCTGTTTGAACTTTGATAACGACACCAGATCTTCTTGCTTCATCTCCACGATTTCCTCCTGGCGGTTCTGGTTCTTGATGCGGTACAATCGCTTGGGATTAAGAGAGTCCTTGATGTGAAACATCGGTTGCATCACGAAGTTTGACCACTGATATTCTTTCCCGTCGTTGGTCGAGTAATAACAGTTGTTGGACTCAAAGAATCCATATTTGGCCAGCAGGTCCCGGTTGATGGTCTGTGTCTTGTCTGCCTTGGATTCGGAAATTTTCTTCTTTTCACGGTTGATGGCCGTTAGCCAAAGATTCTTATGGTTATAGATTTTCTTCAGCTGCTCCAGGTACATTTGTTCTTTGACTTCATCGCCAACCATGGCCACCATCTGGGCAATCTTGGATACGGCTGAACTTTTGTCCTCGGTGGTACCGTCAGTCTTGAAAGCATATCCGGCATACCAGGTGATGAAATCTACTTCGTCAAGGTCTTTGAACTTGGTACGGCTGGTGCAGTAAGAGTCCGGATCATTTTTCGTATTTCCTTCACCACAGGGAATCTCCTTAACGGATACGGAGAAACCGCACTCCATAGCCAGTTGGCCGGACTTGATGACGGCTGCTATTCCGGTACCGTATTGTTCGCCTGGTTTGATGGCGTCCGCGTCCGGAAGAAAGCAAAGGGAAGTGGCATACCTTTTAATCTGGTAGAACTGTTTCTTTGTCCAGGCAGCACCCAGTGAGGCAATGGTGTTGTTTATTCCGATGGATTGCAGGCGCATTACATCGGGGGCACCTTCCACACAATAAAACTTTTCTTCTTTGGCAGCCTGCCTGATGGCGTTGTCAATACCGAATATGCTGTCGGACTTGTCATATATATCGCTTTGGCAAGAATTGAGGTATTTGGGAGTGCCATCCACTTCGCTCATGTCGCGGGCAGTCCACCCGATGATGTTCCGGAACCGGTCGCGGATGGGTATCATGATACGGTCACGATAGAAGTCATAATATCCATCACCCTCCTTGCGCTTCCGGATCAGTCCGCACTCTACCATCAGGTCGGCAGAGTATCCGGCCTTGATGGCTGCGTCTGCAAAAGCGGACCAGGAAGGAAGTGCGTAACCGATACCCTGCTCCTGAGGATATTGCTCACCCCATCTCTGTTTGATTTTGGCCCGTGCAGCGTCAGCTTCTGTTTTTTGCAGGTTCGCAAGAAAGTATTGAGCCGCAAATTCATTTATTGCGAACATGGACGCACGTTTGCGAATCGCCTTTAGCTCTTCCGGATTTTTCTCTTCTTTCTTGTCTTCTATATCGATGCCGTATTTGTCGGCCAGCCAGTGACACGCCTCTGGAAAGTTCATGTTATTTATTTTCTCCACAAACTTAATGACGTTGCCACCTTCTTTGCAAGCACCGAAGCAGTACCATAAGCCGCGTGCCTGGTCTACCATGAAGGAAGGGGTGTCTTCCTGATGGAACGGACAGCATGCCTTGTATCTGACTCCGGACTGTTGCAGCTGGACGAATTGTCCTACTACGTCTACTATGTCGGCACGGTCAAGAATCTTTTCTATGTCTGAGTTGGAAATCATGTTTTAGAGTGTTTTGGATACCGGCAAATATCAGGCATTTGCCGGTTTTATAAAAGATAGATTAGAAGTGTATGTCGTGGTCACGCAGACGGATATTGTTGTTGATGTTGTAACAGCGTCCATAGCCATCCCATCGGACTCGTTTTCGTCGGGGTGTATTTCTTGAGATACCGTTATTCAACGATTTTCGGCATATTATGATGTAACCGGTCACCTTACGTACTAGCATGTCAGAAGTGTAATAGACGTGCTCAATTTGTTTTGTATGGAAGACGGATTCCCATTCTTCCATTTTGTGTAATTTCATGTTTCCCATACTCATCCTTTTAATTCGTGTTGTTCATTCTCTAATAAAACTCCTGCTATGTACCCATTCAGCACATCAAGAATAAATATCCGTTCATTCTCTGTGTAGCCTTGAATATGTTCCCTGACAAAGCTAAGTTCCATCTGGGCCACTTCCTTCAGTTCTTCTCCTCTTGGAGAGAGATAACCGATACCGGCTATCTTGGCCGATATTTCCGGATTGGTATTTTTTGTACGGTCTGTCATAATATTCCTCTTTTTACCAGACGAGATATTGCTATTTCTTCTCCCAAGCCAATCAAAAGCCAAGGATCGGCATATTCAACAGTAAATTTCGACATATCCTTATATTCAGCATGCTCCTCAATCTTTATGATACGTAATACACATTTATTATGCGTTTTTTCGATTGTCATCTTTAGTATATCAGTAATTTCTTTATCGCATAAAAAACTTATTTTTTCCATACTACTATATTTTCATCAGTCATCCTCTATAATTTTCTTCCCACAAAAAGGGCAGTACTGGTAAGTTAAGTCAATACTACTTTGACTTTTACAAAAGGTACCATCCTTCTTTTTCTTTCGATATAAAACCTCTATAGAAGGAAGTAAACGTATCTTTCCATTAATAGGCGTAAATACACCTCGTATCATTGCATGGGGGTCACCTGTGGTCTCTCTCACTTTTTCCTTTGCTTCTTCAAAACAATTACATGCCATAATCAATCCTCCTTTTTCTCGAAAACGTTAATAGGGAACCAGTATATTTTACTCTGTTTTTTTTATTCTTCATATACCATTTTTCTGACTTTGAATACCATATCGACACCCCGAAAAGCAGATTGGAATCTTGTTTTCATTGTAGTGGTATCTGTAACCATTACAATAGCTATTAATAAAGTATCTATCATAATTCAAAATTGTTATACCAGGTAATAATTTGACTTGTATTCTTGAGGTTTAGTTTTACCTTAATTGCCTGTATGGTATTGTGTACCGTATGGATTGAGATATATAATCTGTCAGATACTTCCTGCGGGGTAAGTCCTTCGGCTAGTGCAGCTGCTATTTGTAGCTGTCTTGTGGTCAGGACTGATGTACGTTTAGGATTGCATATCACATTCTCATACTGACAGTCACCGGAACCTCTCAGAGGACAATGTACTTGCTCGATGTTGATATTCCCGTCGATAAAATCTATCTTTTGGGTATCCAGTTCTCCGCAATTACACCGTATGAAGCGATTCACTATTCTGAATTTTTGGTACCTGGAATTTTTGCGCGATTTGGAATAGCATTGTTCAAGTGCGTGGTACGCATCGGAATAACACTCTCGTATAGTATCCAGTAATTCATCTACTACTTCCCGGCTGGATTCTGATAGCCGGGTGGTATAGTTGCCGTCATCACACATCACATAGCCTGATGGCGTGTTGTAGAACTCAACTTGATTTCTCATTTTCTTTTTGAATAAACCTCTCTATCGCTTCGCGTTCAAGTTTGGTCCAGGAATCGTTTCTCATCTTGTAGAAGAAAGAAGGGTAGGATATTCCGCACAATTCAATCACATCTTGAATGAACTTACTTTTCACTTTACCCGATAGAGATAAATAATAGTTAGATATTACCATTTCTGTTACTTTTTAGATGATTATATTATTTGCTATTGATTTAATTATTAAATTTATAGTGCAAACTTAAAGATTTATTGATAATAATCAAAGTATTGTTTATTGTAAATTCAATATTTATTGATATTTAGAATGGCTAAAAATTAAATAATATATGCTTGTACCTCAAAGAATAGTTGAATTAATAGAGAGCAACAGATTGACTAAGAAGGGTTTCTGTGAAAAGGTTGGTATATCTGTGCAAACTCTAGAAAACGTTTTAAAAGGCTCAGATATAGGTTCAAAGAAATTAGAAAAGATAGCATTATTTTTCGGAGTATCAATGGATTACTTCTTTGATAGTGAGAAAATGACTCATTCAAGTATAGGTCATAGTGTAAATGGTAATGGAAATCTAGTTTCAGGAGATATAAGATTGAACGAGTGTCAAAGGGAAATTGAACATCTTAAAGAATTGTTGTCTGAAAAGGAACGTACAATACAAATTCTATTAAATAAGAATTAA